ATTAAGGGATGCTAGTCCTGTATTCTCTCCCGCGCCGCGGCCCCTGTAATCAGGTGGGCTCTGCTCACCGCACACTGGGCTCTGCCCACTGCCGCCTGTTGGTAGTGAGACGGGCTATGCCCGTCGAACTGGTTTTAATAAATTCTTTTTTTAATTCTTTATTTAATGTCTTAATTCATGTACATTCCATCTATCTGCACTCATTGCGTTATAATCTGGTTCTTGATTAGAAAATACTAATATATGCATTGGTAAACACCATACATTTCCTCCCTTATATTTACCGCATCTCCCTGCACCATCCTGTAGTTTTTCTATTGCTGTATAATTTACATAATCTGCTGAACGTCTTGGTATGTCTACTATAGCAACTTCTAGGTCGTCATCTGGATTTTCTTCTTGCCATTCTACCACTTGATACATAATGTCTTCTAGTTTACCTGACACACAGATCGCCTTTTTCGTCGCTATTATGTATGATGCTAGATATGACTTCCCGAAATTACCTTCGGTTTCCCAATACCAATGTATATCTCTGTTTAACCCTATAGGGGTTGATATTCTGTCTAATATTTCTTGTTGCCATGGTCTCCATATTACGTTACTGTAACGTGCTTTTAGGAATCTTTCTTTTCTTGGTAATGGTATATTTGTTTCGAAGTTTCCTTCTTTTTTACAATAGTCTTCTGCTTGTTTTTTTGTTCCTATTCTCTTTTCTAAATGTGCTCTAGGAATCACTTTTTTCATTTTCACAAAACTTACAGCATCCTTGAATTCTACGTAACCTTGGAGGTGCGGTGTTTCCTCTTCACCAACCTCTTTTCCTATAATCCATTTCCCTTTTCCACAGAAAGACTTTATTGTGTGGAATTCTTCTTCGGTCCAATTATTTAGTGTAAAACACCAACCTCTTGACCCTTTCTCTCTCTTTTGGGGGGAGTTTAGTATTACCTCCCCCCTTGTGGAATTTGTGGAAAATGTGTCCATTTTTTAAATGTACTTATAAATGAGAAAAAAATTTTGAGTCGGGTGTTATATTTTTTTTCTATACTCTTGGTATATCTCCATGGTATTTATTGACTTTCGCGACAGTAAAGGTCACGCTTCTCCTTTTGGTTTAAATATTGTTGATACTGCAACAACTATTCGTGACTATACAATGCCTTTTTTTCGTGGTTATAAACAGGCCAAACGCCCTAATCTATTCTCTAGGATTAAGAAGTATAATGCTCAGCGTCTAGCTAGACGTGGTCCTAATGTGGTTCGAACTTCCAAAGGAAAGAGAACATACACTCGCCCTTCGGGATTTCGTGGTTATAAGAAGAAATCCTTTATCCGTCGTTCCCCAACCACTAAAGTTGTGTCTGTTCTTCAGAAGAATTCTTATATACTGGACTTGAGTGTCACTAGACACGGATATAGTCCTGCTGATTCTTATTTTGGTACTTACTATATGCCTGCCATTGATTCTGCTACTCATTATCCCTATCCTATTCCTCTTGGTACTCCTGGTACCACTACTAATCCTTATGTTTACGGAAGGTTAAGTCACGGACTTGATACTCATATCCAGTCTGGTAATATGGCTGCTATGTTTAGTAAGATTAAGGTTGCTTGGGTAAAGCATACCTTTGAGTTTCCTGATCAACTTGCGGAGTCCACTAATGATAAGTGGCCTCTTGTTCTTTGGGTTAACCATTCAGATAAATGGAGAATGAATATTGATGGTTATGGCGACTCTACTCTTTGGTCTGATGCCGATCAGCTTTTGGAACGTCCTGGTTGGAAAAAGTTCTATCTTAAACGTATGAATCGTCTTTCTATTACTTATAAGCCTACTGTCCGCAAAACTATTGAGCATAATGTCATTAACACGTCTTTTGATGCTGGTAAAATGGTTCCTCATGACTGGACAGATCTTGATGATACTGCCAATCAGTCTATTGAGCTCACTGGCCCTACTGTATGTTTTCAGTTGCCTAAGGAGTTTTCAACTGCTGTTGGTCCTGTTTCTGATTATTGGAGAAATGCTTTCTCTTCTAACCCATCTTCTGGTAATGCTATGGCAACCTTCCTTGAGTTCTCTACTGTAACTGTCTCTGCTAAGGTTCTGTTTAAAGATCCCGATAATGATGCCATTAAGGGATGCTAGTCCTGTATTCTCTCCCGCGCCGCGGCCCCTGTAATCAGGTGGGCTCTGCTCACCGCACACTGGGCTCTGCCCACTGCCGCCTGTTGGTAGTGAGACGGGCTATGCC